TGGGTCGGCCAAACTAAGTCTCTTTGCCTCCGAGAACGACTCGCCGGTGTCCACCTTCGATTGAGACGGCGGCGGGTTGTTGTCCTTGTTGCTCACTCCCTGATCACCGAGGTACGGCAGTGCGGGTGCCATGACCATCGCGTCAAGTTCGTGAGGTGCGGAGCGATTCCAGCGAGTCGATGTTCTCATCAGTTAGTCGTCGTAACGGTCCAAAATGTGGGCGATGACGGAGTTGCGGACGATGTCCTCCTTGTGGAACTCCAGAATACCCACGTCTTGGAGGTGGCGGAGTCGGTAGATGGCGTCGACCAGACCGTTCTCACGGCGGAAGACGTCAAGGTCAGCCTGTTTGGTGTCTCCAATCAACACCATCTTACTCTCACTGCCGACACGGGTGAGGCAAGTTTTTACGTGAATCGGGAGGAAGTTCTGAACCTCGTCAACGATGACGAATGATCGATTCAAAGAACGTCCACGAATATCTTCGAGGAGAAGTGGCTCGACGATTCCCTTTTCCAACAGGTAGTTAGCGGCTCCATGTGACCTACAACATACTGGGATGTTGTCCATAATTGGTCCAAGGAGCGGAGCGATCTTTTCGCTCATGTCACCAGGAAGTGCGCCACGTCCACGTTGGAATTCAACTCCAACATCAGAACGAATGTAAACAACCTTGTCAAAGTCGCCTTTGGCAACTAAGCTGAGGCCTGTCCATAAGGCAAGGAGGGTTTTCCCCGTGCCTGCACTTCCATGTGCAATCGTGACAGTGTGGGTTTTGATGAGATGGTTAAACTCTTCCTGTCTGTAGGTTTGAAACTTAACGGGAAGGACGTCCATCCCGCGTGATTCGTAACCCATCTTTGTCTCAGTCATCTCAATCTGACGACGGAGCTTTCTTTTTTCTCGAGCGCTAACAGCCATACAATAAGGGTGTGTGAAACTCTTGGGGATCTCACTAAGTGAGAGGACTTGGGTTCTATGCCACTTACCACCTCCTGTATGGGCGAGGTGATACATATCTCATAAAAGAGATGCGGTCGTAAGAGTTTTACCCGTTAGCCGTCCCACCCAACACTTCTAGTACGACCTCGGCGTCCTCTCATTATCCGTTCAGCCGTAGTTTCAATAGCATCTCCAGATTCCACATTCCATCCATCCGCTCCCAATGAGCGACGCCCTGTTTTGTTCAGTGTGGAGAACACATTGCTCTCGTCAACACCTTCCCTGCGTGTGGAACCAAGGAATTTACGGTGCGTGATGATGGATTCCGCCAACATACGGTTACCGGCATCTAGGCTATTTAGATAGTAATGAAGCGCCCACACCACTGAGTCAGTTCGGTCATCATGGGCCACATATGGGAACTGTGTGAGTTCTTTAATGAACGGGTCACACCAAGGCCCTTTGACAAAGGTAACTCGGCCTTGCTCGAAGAGTGGCGACACAGCCTGCAAGCGAGTCGTCTTCGACTTTAGTGGCTTGAACTCCTCGATGGGGATCTTCGCCTCACGTCGCAACACTTGAATCAGGGACTGACCCGACGCCGCCTTCTCGATGCAGAGTACTCTCGCGCTGTAAAGTCGATAGAGGTGTTTCACGGCCTCGATGAGATCGGGGAACGCCCAGCGTCCGGTGACGATCTCGATAATGTAAGCCCGGCTTGGGTCCTCTTTGTTGATTCCAGCCACGCATACAGCTGTTTCGTCAGCCATCTCTCTTTCAGAGAATGCACAGTCAACTGCAAGCCATGTCACATCAAACTCAGGCGCCTCTTCCTCCTCAACACAGTGTATCCAGCCAGGTCTGATAATTTGCCCTTCATCTGCAGTTGGCACTCCCTGATAGAGAGCAGCAAATTTGAAGCTCCCCATCGCCCTTTTCTGCGATAGAAGCATGTCGACAGTGAAAGCCGTGTTAGTGGGCCAGTGTGATTCGCCTTGTTTGCGGCCTAGGGGGTCATTGGCAACATCTTCACACAAACCTTGAATGTTAATCCATCGCCAACCAAACTTATTTTCCTCCTCATCATACAGCCCATCTTTCTCCATGAGGATACCATGAAGGTCCTTTTCGTGGAACCGGGTGGCGATTACCATTTGGCACCAATGGTTGGTACGACGGGTGGATGCTTGCTCTTCCCACCAACTGGCAAGCGTGTCCATCATCGTTTTTGAGTCAGACGACTTCAGAGGGTCGTCAATCACCATGGCTCCCACGCCCGCCGATTCCATATCAGTGGTGCCAGCTGTAAAACCGGTCAACACCCCACCAACTGACGTGGCGAGGATGTAACCTCCGCCCATGAGGTCATACTTAGAGTCGGGGTTGAATCCGAGGAACTCGGGGAACACCTTTTTGAACCCCGGACTCCTCATCATCAAACACACCTCTCTATGGAACTTGCTAGAGAGTTGTGAGCCGTAAGATGCAATAACATGCTGCGTTTTCTGATCGCGACCTAACAGCCATGCCACAAACATGGTCGCCAACATTGACTTTCCTGAACGTGGAGGGCAGGAAACGATAAGTCGACGCTGGCGGCGTGTGGCTAGATCCTCAAATGCCGCGCCAATGATCTCATGGAAGGGCGCAACCTGAAGGTCACCCGCTTTCATAATATCACAAAAGGCAAGGAAACAATCCCTTGCCGCTTTATGCTTGAATTCATGAATGACGCTTTTTGGCGCCTCTAACAGCTCAAGTTCATGAAGGCCACGTTGATAGTGGCGCCAGGATGAGTGCTCTTCAAGTTGGTCAACGTGGGTTAGGATTGGCCTCATGACGATAATTTCTTCAGCAGATCATCAACTTTAGATGAATACTCCTTAGCCAACTCTTTCTCAGAAGCTCCCTCTTTTGGAGCAGTGAGGTCAACGATGTCACTCACAAGATCACGGTGGGTCTTGATAGCAGAGTTGAAAATAGTAATAAGGTCGCGGATACCTGCATCAGGCATCGCATCCTCAATGTAGCTTAAAGCCTCAGTGGCAACCTTTAAGGCATCCTGGGCTAGAACTTCTTTGGTCCGAATGATGTCTTCGTGTGATTTTTTCATCGTGGGAATCGGCGGTTACAGCAACCACCCGCACCCGGAAGTGGGTGGGAATTCGAAGGCCGCTGATTGATCATGGCCAAGATTTGCCTAGCGCGAGTAGGGTCTCCTTGGGCAAGTGCTTGGTAGTACTGTGCCCAAAGTTTGGGATTCTCTTGCATAGTTCTCCGACTCTAGTAGAGCCTCGTACGTTTCGTCCCACTCCTCTGCTCCGCTATCAGCGAAGAAGAATGAGAAGCACAGCGGCGGTTTCTGCTTTTTCATAGAGTTTTACCCGTTAGGGGCAGATCTCGGGTCGACATGTCGGGCACCCAAGCTTCCACAGTTCGTTGATGGAGGTGTATTGGATATCCGTTTCCTTCACCCAGCCTCGACCGGCTGGGGACTGCTGGACGAGGACGTAACGGTCGGCGTCCACCTGAATGTAGACATTGGGGAGCACACCGATCACGATCCCTCCATCGATCATTCTCTGATTCGACTGAGGGTTGGTGGGGTCTGTGTAAAGGACCACCGCGTTACTCAGCGTGACGGCGAGTTGACCGGTCATCGTGCTGAAGGTGAAAGTTCCCTCGAGAGCGGACTTACCGTAGTTCTCGTTGGTGATGTTGCCTATGGAACTCCTCCAGAGTCCCCAAGCGTAGCGCATAAGGTACTGTGGGAAGCCATCCTCGTCGCTCAGTCCACAGTAGATGACTTCGGCGATCGTCTCATTGGTCTCGATCTCGGTGATAGCGACCATGATCTTGTTCTTGTCCTCACCCAGGTACTGTCCGGTCCAAGTCAAACGGACACGGTCGATCAGCTCTGCGGGCAGGAAGACGGTGGTCGGGTCACAACAGTAGACCATATTGCCCGACCGAGTGATGGCGTTCTCCCACGTGATACTTCCACCGTTGCCGTTGTCGCATCCAGGAGTGTCGGCGCAGGTTCCGTCAGGAAGGGCCGGCACAAAGATTCGACCCTCATTGTCGATGACTCCTGCGAGTGGGAGACTCGTGCGAGTGTAACGACCTGGGAAGATCTGCGAGCAGTCCCCACGCTGAACACACGGGTCAAGAGCGACATAGGGAACGGTCTCGGAGATGGTAATCTGCCAGACCTGGGTGTACGTGTACTGGGAGTTGTCGGTGATTCCGGTGAAGGACTCCGACTGGAGGGTGAACGACTCGGCGACAGCGACACCCGCGTCACCTGGCACACCGTTCACGAGAGTGTTGAGAGCGCCGGCCAGCAGTTGTGTGGCGAAGTCGTGGCCGGAGCTCGAGAGGTAGTTCTGACACGAGAAGTTCAGCTCGAAGGTGAGCGCTCTCTCGTAGACGAGTGGGATACGTGTCTTCACATTGAAGAACGAGCTGACGTACCGCACAACGATGTTGTTGGTGTCCTGGACCACCCCTTCCTTATCGATCGCGTCGGCGAGACGGATCACGTTCACGCTCAGCGGAATCTCTGGAGAGGCGATGAGAGCGTCGCAGATGTACTGCTCGATCCGGGAGATGGTGTATAGTTGCATAGATTTATGAGGTGAAAGAGGGGGAGCCGAAGCTCCCCCAACATTCTTAGAATGTGCCGCAGTTTACGACGCCAGGGATATTGCTGGCGTCAACTTCGATCTTTCCGTCTTCGGTGATGTAGATACCATCACCGAGTTGCATTGGGCCGTTCTGAGTGTAGACCTCGTACTGAGCAAGAGAGGGAGCTGGTTGAACTGTAGGAACTGCCATGATCAAAGAGCGCGAATGAGGTAGGTAACAGCAACGTTGACCGGATTGGTCTCGCCACCACCGGTGTTGCTCACACGGGGCAGACCAAAGTTGACGTTACCGCCACTTGTCAAACCAGAACCACCGCCGGCGTTGATGGAGTCAGTGAGGTTACGCCAGTTGGTATTGATGTTAGCGCCATTTGCGTCAACCATGTTGTGGTTGTGCGAAGCGAAAGCATCCACTTGACTGGTGCCAACTGCACGAGTTGCCGAACCAGCTTTGACACCAGCAGCGTTGTTGATGGAGCTGTTCTGACCGTCGCCACGCAGGAACACACCTCGGTAGTCGGGCACGTTGAAGGTGGTGGTTCCATTACCAGCACCGTAAGTAGTGCCGATGATGGCGAACAGTGCAGCGTAGGTGGTGCGGTTGAGGGCGGCTCCGTCGCAGCGAACGAAACCAGGGATTGTAGGAATCGCTGAAGCGGGCCAGATGATGATGCCACCGACGGGGATCAGCTGGTTCGCCAAAACCGCGCCATTGACTGTGGCGTTAGCGCCAGAAGACAGGTTGAACTTCCCTTGGACGTTCAGAGTTGTGGAAGCCGCAAAGGTGGTCGTCTTGACTCCAGAGAAGTTGTTGTCTGCGGAGAAGTTGGCGACGTCAGAGAAACTAGCGGGAGCGGTGAACGACGAGGTGGCTTGAACCACCATGTTGTCACCACCAGCTGTTGTGCCCACGTTCAGGGACTGGGCCACACTGAGGATGTTGGCGGTGATAGCACCGGTGAAGTTCGAGGTGCTGGACACAGCCAGAGTTCCGAACGTGCCGGAAGCACCGCTCACAGCGCCGGTCGCGGTCACAGCGCCGGTCACGACCACGTTTCCAGCGGAGGTCACGCCGGAGCAGCTGATGGAACCACCAGTGATGATGGGACCAGTCACTGTCATGGTGCTGCCAAAGTTCGCAGCTCCGTCAGCAGACAGAGGACCCTCAATCTGAGCTCCGCCGCCGCTCTGGATCACCAGGGCGTCGATGTCAGGAAGGCCAGTGTCAATGATGACTTTGCCGCCGATGGCGCCACCAGCTTGATTGTACTTTTGGAGGTCAAGCTCGAGCAGAGCGGACTGAACGTTGGTGGAGGCGATGTCGCCTGTCGGGACCACGGTCACATTCTGTGCCGGGATGGTCACGCTGCTCTGGTTGATCAGGCTCCAACCGTTGCCGGTCGAAATGATCCAGTCGCCCACTTCAGCGGTGCCGGCGGGAGCGGGAGGAGTCAGAGTGCCGCCGACTTGGACGAGCACGTAGACGTCAGTGTTGCCAGCGCCAGAAGCGGGCAGGGGGTCACCAACAATCAGACCTGCGACAGTGCCAGCAGCAGTGACTGAGGTGACTTCGTTGATGACGGCGTCATAGAGACCGCCGAAGATGGCGGAACCGTTGACAGGACCGGAGTTGAAGATGGCTTGTTGCCAACCTTGGCCGGGAACGGTTGCAGTGCCAATCACGTTACCCAGAGTGTCCAGGTAGCTATTACCGCCACTGCCAAGATATACGAATCCATCAGCGAGGTTGTAGGCAACCTGGCCTGGGAGGAGGTCCCCAGGCAGGCTGCCCGCGCTCAGACTGTGGAGGTTTTGAATAGTTGTTGCCATGCTTTCTTAAGTGAAGACTACTTCAATGTGAAGTTTTAAGTGGCTTGTTTGTAAAGGTGTTTTACCCTCATTAGAGTTCGGTGATTTCCGTTACCAAGCCGTACTTGATGGTGATGCGTTTGTTGTCAGCGGACACAAATGTGGCTTGGGGCCCATCGTTGTACCAGCGTGTAGGTCCATTCCCAGCCCCGGTACTTGTGGGATCCTGGATAAGAGGTGCCCCCGCTTCGCCGAAGTTGTTTGGGCCAAAAGAAACTGCGCCCATCTTGTTGATTCTAAGACCAACATTTGTAGTTCCTATGAGAATCTCCCCGTCCAACGGTCCCAAACCTCGCACATAAAATGGATCGATGGTTCCGATCGCTACGCAATTGCTTATATTAGAAATTGGGTTAGAATCTCCTCCCAAACAACCCGGACCGATGCAAACATTGTTTATTGAGGGTGAAAGAACACATCCGGCATTGTTTCCGATGAACACGTTGTTTGTGAACACTCCGACCGTACTTCTATTTGCGCGGGTGTCCAAGCCGATCATTACGTTTCCGGTGGAGCCGGGTTTTAAGAACTGGCCTGCAGAAGAACCCACACAGATGTTGTCTGAGCACCCGTCTACATTTGACATGGCATTACCACCTATGGCAATGTTGTTCGAGCCAGTGGTGTTTGCTGTGAGCGCATTAAGGCCCATTGCGATGTTATATTGCCCGGTGGTATTTGCGGCCAGAGCATTGCAGCCAACTGCGGTGTTGCCCTCTCCCTGGTTTTTCGCCAGTGTGTTTGCACCAATGGCGGTGCAGAGTGAGAGATTGGTGGCTTGAGACATGCTCAAATCGCCAATGGCAACAGCGAAGTCACCAAGAGTTGGTGAAAGAGTCGCTGAGCCGAGTGTTTGGTATCCAATGCCCACACAGTTGTTACTCGCTGTGAGAGTGCTTCCGGCATTTGAACCGAGAAGCGTGTTAAAACCGCCGGTTGTGAGACTTTTCCCTGAGTCAAAACCAACAGAGGTGTTGTCAGTACCAGTAGGTAGAGTGGGGATCGTGACACCAATGTAAGATGTACGAGTGGCGAAGTTGGTAAGACCCTCGATGGGGTTGCCCCACGAGAGTGACCAACTTGAACCAGTGTAAACTTTCAGTTGTGCTTTAAGCGGGTCGCTAATGTCGATCCAAAACTCGCCGGGGCTATTCCCGGCCGAGCCAGCCGGATTGGAATTTGGAGCCGTCACGCCCACGTATGGCGGAGCTGCTACTACAAGCGAACCATTTACGTTTTTAAAGAATAGACCAGGACTCTCCTCGGAGTTGTTCATGAGAACCTCTCCAGGAGTCATCGCCGCTGGATCTGGGCGCTTGTTAGGGGTGCTTGACCGTTTGAAGAGGTAGTTCATGCGATAGACGTGATGAGACCGTTTTTAACTGTGTAGATTTTACCTGTTGAATCTTTAAAAGACCCACTTGCCGCAGTGTAACCAGAGGCTGACACAGCGTCTCCGTACACGAACTGCTTTAAGGTTCCATTTGAAACGTACGGCCCAAAAGAATTCCTTGGCCCTCCTAATGGGGATTCCCAAGAGAAGCTCCATTGGGCGGTCGGTCGAAGCGACAGATTTTCAGTGGTGACGGTGAAGAAAGCGTAACCCCTCTCTCCAGTTCCGGGCCGACGAAAAACAATGTCTTCAGTTCTGCTGGACCCAGTAGAAATAGCTCTATTTGCAATATTGAACCCTCTTCCCGAAACAAAAAGTTCGTCGTATGCGGGTGGAGCCTCTAAAGTTGAAATAGACGTAAAATAGGAGCTACTGGCTATACTTTGTTTTCCTATGATTGTGAATTTCACCGCAGCAGAGTCTTGAGTAGAAAAGATGTTATTTCCTATACAAACAGACAAGTCACAACTAGCAGGGACAAAATAATCTGCTCCAAATACGAATGGATACGCATTTTGATAGTTTTTTGAACCGAGAACCACAGAGCTGCCCCACGGATTTTTGTTATCAGCAGACTTCTTAAGCCACCACGAGTTAGCACCAACAACAGTAAACTGAGCAAGAAAGTCGTAGGGGAATACATTATTATCAGCGCTGCCTTGAAAGCCCAAACCACTTTTGTAGCCCACTACTACGGCATTCGAAGCAGTAGATTTCTCCGTAGGTGTTAAAGGCGATGCGCTCATCGAATTAGCGCCAATCGCCACATTGAAGGAGTTTGGGAAAGTAATCGAGCCATTGGTGGCTTTAGAGAAGATCCCAGTCATGGACTTGTACCCTATAGCAATGTTCGAGTCAAGTGGTAGGGCATTTAAGACTGCTGGATTAGGCTGAGCTGAGGAGCCAATAGAGATAGATCTTTTCCCAGTAGTACCGCTGTCAGCACCCATGGACAAAGTGTCTCCAACCAAAGATGATGTTGGTGCTGCGAAAGTCTGAGGGTTTGAATTGGGACCAATAAGGAGAATTTTGTTTGGTACCAACTGAAATGAGCCCGCAATGATGTCAGAACTTGGCGTCAGTGAGGTTATACCAGGTTCTTGATAGAACAGCCCAGGCCCAATCCCACGATCGGTCGAGAACATGAACTCGCAGGATTTGATCGACGCGTTGCGTGGAGCCGGAAAAACTTGACCAGTTGTGACCAAAGCCGGCCCAAAGACAGCAGTCGAGATAGTCGGTTGAGGGGCGCCATCTGTAGTTTGAAACGCCATCACCGGTCGGGCCGTATTCAGAATGAGTTGGCCGAGACGGTTAGGGGTTGTGGAAGGGAGGCCACTGCCTCCCGTCTGGCTCTGTCGAAGAAATTTGATGGTAGGCATTAGTAGGTTCCGGCGTCGAGGTCAGTCACCCATGCGGGTATTCCAGTGTTGGTCATCTCGAGAACTTGACCACTTGTCCCTGCAGCGAGACGCGCTGGCACTCCAGCTGCACTTCCGTAAATCATGTCTCCTTTATTCTGAATGACCGACGTCTGAACAAACTTGGTCGAGTTCACACCAATGGTTCCCGTCCCCGTGATAGGGTTAGGTGTCATCAGAATCGTGTCGTCGGCAGGCGTTAGGTTAATTGGGCTGCTAGGACTTGGTGGATTAGACCAAATCAAAGTTCCAGTGGGGCTTACCGTCAGAACCTGACCATTGTTCCCGATGTTCAGGGCTGAGAAAGTGCCAGCACCAGTTCCATAGAGCAACTGACCCACAAGAGCAAAAGCACTCTTAGGAACGTACTGGGTGAGCGCCGTTGTACCGACGTCGAGACCGATCACTGGAGCTTGCGCAGTGCCGGTGTTGGTGATCGGAGCTGTTACTTGGACGCTTGAGACCAGGTAATCTGCGGCATTCTTCCAAGCCGGCTTCCACGCTTTGTTTGAGGTGAGGGGAAAACTCTGGAAGTCGCCGCTCAGCAGATAGAGGGCGGTAGTGCTGACCGGAGGGGGATTCAGATTGGTTGTGTAGTTGGTGTCACCTAGAGTAGTTTCAGCGGGGTAGCCATAGGCGATTTGGCCCGCTGTGATGGTTCCGGCGTTAGACCCCCACTTCAGCAACCTCTGCTCTTGATACGCAGTCGAAATCTCAAAAACAAACTCGTTTGCGTATTGTGTAGGGGCGAGAGACTTGCGGAATGTGATGCTGGCGCTGTTTTGAAATCCGCCAACATTTGGATCCCCCCAATCAACAAATGTCGCAGCGGCGGTAGTCCACCCTTGAAGAACTGCTTTGTTGATGGATGTGGAGTTTACTGGAATTCGCCCAGACCAATCGTGACCAGTAGTGTCACTGTAGAGTATACTTCCAGGAGGCTGCCCGTCGTAATCCGGATAGCGAACAACAATGTTGTTGTCAATGGCGATGGTGCCAGAGGTCGTGATCGTGCCACCAGTCAGACCGGAGCCAGCTGTGATGCTGGTCACAGTTCCGGACCCACCTCCTCCACCACCTGTCGAAGCGATGGTGAAGTTGCCACTTCCAGGTGTCGTCTCACTGATGGTGACGTTTGCACCCGCAGTGAGGCCGAGGACGCCAGTATTCTTGACGGTGAAGTTGCCAGAGGTGTTCGTCAGATCGATGCCCGCACCCGCTGTCAGACCCACCACGGCAGCAGAGATGCTGCGAGTGTTGCCAGTTCCTGCAACGGTGATGCCGGAGTTTCCAGCAGTGATGTTAGTGAGAACGTTGGAGCCGATGTTCAGTGTGACCGCACCAGCAGCAGAACTTGCTGTGATGTTTCCAGTCGTTCCAGCGATTGAGGTGACACCCGTATTCTGAACAATGACTGCACCAGTTGTAGGGGAGACATTGATGCCTGCTCCCTGGCCAGTGACAGAAAGGACGGGGCTTGCCGGTTGAGTGTTGACAATCGTGAACTTGCCAGGACCGTTGGGGTCAACACGAATGCCGGTTCCTCCAGTGACCTCGAGAACGCCCGTGTTTGCGAGAGAGACAACTGGACCTGTGCCAGATGTGACAGAGATGCCGGAACCAGGGGCGGATGTGATCTGAGTGATTGAGCCACCACCGCCACCACCAGCAGCGGTGATCGTCACCTCACCCACACCGGAAGTGGGGGAAAGGGAGATGTTGGGGCCTGCGACCAGTTTTGTGACGCCAGTTCCGCCACTGACAGAAAGACTTGCAACGCCGTTTGTCACAGTGACGTCGAGTGTTCCTGGAGTTGCAGAGACGACATTCAGAATGCCGGAGTTGGCAATTGTCGGGGAAGGGCCGCTTGGGTTTGTGATCGTGATGCCGGTTCCCTGAGTGAGTGATGTGATTCCACCACCACCGCCACCACCTGTGGCGTTCACTTTCCACACGCCACCACCAACGTTTTCCACCGTGGTGTTGGTGCCGTTCTGAAGTTGGACGACGCCAGAGTTGGTCACCGTGCGAGAGTTGCCGGTGCCAGAGACCGTGATGCCAGTCCCCTGCTGCAAATCGCTTAGGACATTTGGAGCGGACAGTGTGATGTTTCCGCCAGCGTTTGCCGCCACAATGGGCGAGTTCGCTGTCACACTCAACACACCTTCGTTGTTGATGGTGAGAGTTGTGCCAGTGATGTCAGTCGAGATGCCCGGGCCGTCATTGACGTCAGTGATTGGCGCGTTGATAGGGGCAATCCACCGAGGCGCTGCTCCCGCACCTTGAGATGTGAGCACTTGACCGGCTTGACCGAACTGTGCGTCACCGGAGACACTCCACGCACCCGCGGAGTTGGAGAAGAAACGAACGGAGCCACCACCAGTCGACAGTGCGACCGAGTTCGACATCCAGGGTGTGCCTTGGTAGGCGCCCACCACAGTGTTGTTTGTTCCAGCACTGATGTTCGTCCCGGCGTTCAAGCCCAGGAGGACGTTGTTGGCGCCAGTGACACCTGCTCCGCTTCCATATCCGTAGAATGCGCTACTTGAACCAGTCGCGCCGTAGACCAAACCAAAAGTGGTTGGAGTGGCTGGAGACGAGGAGGGAACCGTCGCCCAGTTCACCACACCGGCTTGAGAGACTTGGAGGACTTGACCCGCGGTTCCAACCGGGAGTTGTGTGGGTCCAGTTGATGACCCGAGGAGGAGAGTGCCGTTCGTGTTGTAAAGTGAGGTCGCAACAACTTTGGTGAAATCAACCTCAAGACCACCTGAAGTGATGATAGGATTGGTGCCACCACCGGAGACAAGCAGACCGTTGTTGGCTTGAATGGAGGTTACTCCGCCACCGCCACCGCCACCAGAAGCACTGATGGTCACCACGCCAGTTCCACCGGCAGGGCTGATAGTGACATTGCTGCCGGCGACGATTTGAGTCACTCCGCCGGAGGGGGACAGAGCACTCCACACCGGGGGAGAGCCAGCTCCCTGACTTGTCAGAATGAAGCCGGACTGACCAAAGTTGGTGCCGTCAGTTGACCACGCGCCAGCTTGGTTGGCGAGGAACTTGAGGTCACCGAGTCCGTCCGAAAGAGCGACGTTGCCTGCCCAATCACTTCCACCAGGGTAGGCACCAACGATGACGTTTCCTCCACCAGAGCGGACGCCAGAACCAGCCTCACGACCAAGGAAGATGTTGTTGTCGCCTGACGTCAGGTTGTAACCCGACTTGTATCCAATGGCGACGTTTCCGTTTGCAGGTCCGCCGGGCTCATTTCCAAGAGCTTCGGAGCCAATGATGACGTTCTCACCGCCGTCGACGTTCCAACCAGCCTGATGGCCTATGACAACGTTGTCGCTAACGTCGTTCTGGTTGAGACCGGCTTGGAAACCGAGAGTGACGTTGCGAAGGCCTGTGCCAATGTTGTTTCCGGCTTGGAAGCCGAGAAACACGCTTGAGTTGCCGCCGAGGGACGTGGAGGTGAGGCCATAAACCACACCCACTTCGTCAGGCGCGGCTGGACCGAAAGTGTCGACCCAGCCTGTGACAAAGTCACCGTTGGTCAGTTTTGAAAGAACCTGACCAGTTGAACCACCAGCGGGGACGCCAGGACCCGGAGGTCCCGGTTCGTCACCACCGCCCGTGACAAACGTTCTCCAACCCAGCCCTGGAGGCGGGAGGTCAGGTAGGGGGTTACCGTAGACGTCGTAGTTGACGTCACCGCCGTAGCCAACAAACTGAAGGTTGTCGGCGACGTTGAGAGCAACCTCACCGGGGAGAAGACCGTTAGGTGGGACGTTCCCCGGCGTTAGGCTGTGAAGGAGTTGGAGCTTTGTCGTCATTTATCAGGCCTGATTTATGATTGGGGGATGTCAGTTACCAACGTAGAACGCGGAGAAGTAAGAGGAGGTCTGAGGGTTTGTTGCAGCAGTCGCAGTAGTAACGCGCACTACGACATAGTCGGTTGTTCCGTTGAAGTAAACAGTAGCGGCAACATTACCTGCCACTTGACCGAAAGATCCGCAAATGCCCATTTGAGTGGTGCCGTTTTTCACAAGCGTGATATTGGACTCCAAAACATTATCATCGAAACAACGTGCGGACGCTTGAATCGTCCAGAAACCTGCCAAAGTGGGCTTAAACTGTCCGTTGCTGAGGTTGTATTGAGCGTAGATGTTTGTTACTTCTGGAACGTCGTAGATGACAGGCACAGAGGAGAAGGTACCTGTGTTGACTGTCGAAAGGGTGCTTCTGCGAGAGGTCGGGTAGGTTTGGAACCCACCGGCATTCACCCAAGTTGGGCGAGCGGCAGGGCCGTTAGACTGGAGGACTTGGCCGGCAGCACCGTAGTCCGCACCTGTGTAAACATCGGAGAACGAGAGTGCTCCGCTGGAGTTTAGAATCAGCTTCGAAGAGGGGTCACCGCCAGACGACAAGATAATGGCGTTGTTCGGATCTGAAGTGTCAGTCTGTCCAGAGTAGTCGCCAATGACTACAAGTCCTGAGACTTGCAAGAAAGAGCTCCCTGAACCATTTCCAATGGCGACGTTTTGCTTCCCAGTCATGAGACTGGCGAGTGAGTTCACACCTACGGCAACGTTGTACGAGCCATTTTCTCCACCTCTGACGCCGTTGAGCGCATTCGTACCAATAGCAACGTTGGAATTCGTTAGGCTTCCTGGGAAGTCCAGGGTTCCGGTGCCGATCGCAATGTTGTCTAAGCCTGTTGTGATTCCGCCACCCGCACTCATACCGAGTATCACGTTTCTAGCGGCTCCCGTAAGTACATTCTCTCCGGAAGAACGGCCAAAGATGGCGTTGTTCGGATTGGAACCATCGCCGTACACGGCTCCCAGATTATTGGGCAGAGCCGCGTTCTCCACCAGCACGCCCGGAGTGGGAGCGGCGCAGATGCAGGGGAGGAGAGCAACGTTGACCGGGCGAGTTTCTGTGCCGCCGTTGTTGTAAATTGAGATGTTAGCGGTGGTCTTATTGGCCTTCCAACCACTGAGAGTAGTCGCTGGCTGGTCGGCATTAGTTGTAGCCAATGTGTAGCTTCCGCCTACAACGGAACCACCTTTTCCAACAATGCTGTGCTGGTGACCACCGTCGTTAACGCCATGGTTGTGGGACTTGAAATCATCCAGCTGGGGGGTGCCGAAAGCGCGGTTCGGGTCGTTGCCGCCGGGCCCGGGGTTCCACCCACGAAGGAACATGCCCATGAGGTTGGGAACTCGGAATGAGCTGGGGCTGTTTGTCCCGTAGCTTGTCCCGATGACCGCAAACAGCTGAGCGTAGGTGGTGCGAGAGAGAGACTGACCGTTGCAAACAACCCACCCGTCTGGGGGAGTTGGTGTGGAAAAGTAGATGATGGTGCCAACTGGAGCGCCTTGACCAGTGAGTCCAGTGGCGCCTGTTGCACCCGTGAGACCTTGAGGTCCTGTGAGACCCTGAGGGCCCGTTGGACCAGCGGGACCTGTGGCCCCGACGGGACCTTGGTCGCCCGTGTCACCCTTCGGTCCGACAAGACCTTGTGGACCTTGAGGACCCTGCACTCCTATTTCTCCTTGGGGACCTTGGGCACCAGTTGGTCCTGGAGCTCCGGTGGCTCCGTGCGGACCTTGGGGACCTTCGGGACCGACTGGACCTTGGGGACCTGTGGCACCGGTCTCGCCTTGAGGACCCGTGGGACCGACAGCGCCTGTGGCTCCCGTGGCTCCTGTGGGACCTTGTTCACCTTGGGGACCCGTTGCGCCTGTAGCTCCAGTGGCTCCTGTCTCACCTTGGGGGCCTACTGCGCCCGCAGGTCCTTGCTCACCTTGAATGCCTTGGGGACCTTGAATGGAACCACCGTCGATCCAGGTGTTAGTTGCGTCGTAGATCCACAGCGAACTGGTGCTGTCAACGAGATAGGCGAAACCTTGAGTGGAAGGGGTTGGCAAAGCGGCGGGAGTGGCAACCTCGCCCTGAAACACGATGCCAGGACCAACACCACCTTGTGGACCCGCCACCCCTTGCTCACCTTGGAGACCCTGCGGACCTGTGGCTCCGTCAGCTCCGGCTGGACCAGCGGGGCCTGTGGCTCCAGTAGGTCCGGCAGCGCCTGCTGGACCCTGAGGACCTGTCGCACCGTCGGCGCCGTCTGCACCAGCGGGACCTGCAGCTCCAGGAGCTCCAGTCGCACCAGCGGGACCTTGCGCTCCAGTCGCACCTGCGGCCCCTGCGGGACCAGCAGCACCTGCAACACCTTGAAGACCTTGTGGGCCAGCGGGACCCTGAGCTCCAGTCGTCCCGGTCGCTCCCTGTGGACCAGCAACACCCGCGGGACCTTGAGGACCTTGCGGACCAGCGGGACCTACTGCCCCAGCGGCTCCGTTTGTTCCGGGGAGACCTTGAACTCCTTGAGCACCTGCTGGACCTTGAGCACCAGTGAGACCTTGCAGACCTTGCTCACCTTGAATTCCTTGAATCCCATCAACACCCTGTGGACCTTGAATGGGACCGAGGTTTTCCCAAACTCCGCCAGCGCTATAGACGTAGAGTGTCTCCTCGTCTTGAACAAAGTAGGCAAAAGCTTGAGTGGAGGGCTCAGGAAGGTCCGCGGCTGTGGCGACAGCACCCTGGTAGTCAAAGCCCGCACCAGGAGTGCCCTGAGGTCCAGCTGGACCTGCGGGGCCTGTGTTACCAGTGGGACCTTGGGGACCAGACTCACCTTGTGGCCCCTCTGGGCCAACAACGCCCTGGTACCCGTTCAGAAGAATGGTGTAGAAACCTTCTCCGGCAGGTGGGGGAGGAAGGATGGGGTCTCCGTACTGGTCGAGACGCTCGTCCGAACCATTACCGATGAAGAGAAGCTTGTCGGGAAGGTTGATGGCGAACTGACCGGGCGCCAAGAGGTCCGGGACCTCTCCGGAGACAAAACTACGACGGTTTTGAAGAACAACGAAAGACATGATTAGTTAGCCTCAGAGCCGTAAATGCCACCGTTGAGAACGCCAATGATGAGCGCTGTGTCAAGGACAAGGGCGTCTTTGGTAAAGGCGAGACCTCCAGCTACTTGCATGGGTCCAGTTGTGGTGTACACTAGTGGTTCTTCTGCGTTGGTAAGGACTTCAGCAAGTCCGGGCGTGGCGGTCGGAGTGTTGTAGAGAGGTGTGCCAGGAATTGGCACGGGGAAACCGGGGATGTTGGGCATTTTCGTATGGGGGATTAGAAGAGAGGGGTGAGCCGAAGCCCACCCCGGAGTCATCAGGCGCCCACAGGGACGACGGTGGCGATGATGGACGGGATGGCGGGGTAAGGAGCAACTGCGTTCTCTGCGAGCAGGATGACGTTTGCGTCAACAGACCACCACCAGATCTCGACGTAGTCACCAGCGGCCATGGTCATGATAAAGTTAACAGTGGCAAGCTGAGGAGTGTTGTTGCCAACCAGGGTGATGTTAGATGCCGAGTTAGCGACGTTAACCCCATTCTTCTTGAACCAGATGTTGATGTCGTCGCTGCCGGCATCCGTCTTGGTGACCTGAGCCGAGAACTGGATGTTGTAGGTTCCAGCGGAGGCCACTGTGAGTTTGGTTCCGTCAACGATGCTGACGTTGCGGCTCTCGGTGGTGGTGTTGAAGGTGGCGGCGTTTCCGTTGGTGGTGTCGACGTTGTTCTGAGGAATCGTGCTGAGGAAGGAACCGTAGTTAGGCAGCAGGGCGGCGGAACTGTTCCAAGTCGGAGCGGCGCCAGTGCCGTTCGACATCAGGATCTGACCCGCTGTGCCAAAGTTAGTCAGGCCACCGAAGCTGACAGCGTCGGTGTTGTTGATGACCAACTTGATGTCAGACGCACCGGCGGAGATGATGACGTTGTTGCTTAACGCCGGGTCGCCTCCCCCAGTGTAGCGGCCAATGATGGTGTTGTTGGATCCGGTGGTGATTGTCCGGCCTGCACCATTACCAACGAAGGTGTTCGACGCACCGGAAGAGATTTCAGAACCAGCGCTAGCGCCTACGGCAGTGTTGAAGTTACCAGTCGCTTTAGCGGCAGATCCGGAACCGATACCGACGTTGGAGTTGCCCGACGCTATGTTCCCGGCACCTGCGCCAACGAACGTGCTGTTGGTTGCCCCTCCAATTGGGCCTGCGGCGGAGCCGATGCCAACGTTTCCTTCACCGGTAAGTGAGACACCGGCTTGGTGGCCCATTAGAACGTTGGCGGAATTAACAGTCAGGGCCTGACCAGCTTGATAACCAACTAAGGTGTTTTGGTCGCCGGTCGTGATGGCGGTACCTGCATCGATACCAACCGCAGTGTTGAGGACAGCTGGGTCGGTGATCGAGTCGAGTGCGTTGTTGCCCAGGGCGGTTGTGACAGCGCTGGTGATACCAGTGAGACCACCGCCGCTTACCGTAGTCCAAGTTGGTGCGGCTGCGGTTCCACCAGAGGTGAGAACCTGACCGGCGGTACCGTAGTCCGGGGTCGTGCCAACACCAACAGCACCGTTCTCGTTGACTTGCAGCTTGATGTCAGTGCCGGCTGCGAGGATGAGGTTGTTGGCCAGAGCAGCAGTTCCAGCAACATCACCAATGATGGTGTTGCTTGATCCGGTTGTGATGGCATCGCCAGCGGTATCACCTATGAAGATGTTTTGCTGACCGGTAGTCATCGCTCCACCAGCGTCAGCACCGATGATCACGTTGGAGTTACCAGTTGTGGCGATGTCGCCAGCACTGTGACCGATGAAAACACTTCGTGATCCAGTGTAAACCGCTCCGGTATTGTAACCGACTGCTGTGTTTGCAGTGCCAGTGGTCAGGGACTGGAGAGACTGCCATCCGATTGCGGTGACAAGAGCCGTGCTGTTTAGAGCAGCTCTGTGCCCAACGCCTACAGCTCCAGTTGAACTGTTTGATTGCAACGCCGATCTTCCGACAGCGACTTGCTCTTGGGGAAGTGTTGCACTGCCGTGAGCGCTGTATCCGATGGAAACGTTGTTGGATCCGGTGGTGTTAAGGTCCTGAGCGATTGAACCAACAGCGACGTTGAAGGAACCGGTGGCAACAGCCAGTGCATCGTTACCGACAGCAGTGTTATCCGTTCCAGTGACGTTCGCTCCAAGTGAGTTGTAGCCAAGAGCAGTGTTGTTGGAGCCGGTGGTCAAAGCATCCAGAGAGGCATATCCAACTGCGGTCGTACGAGCGGCAGTTGTAGCCGCGAGCATGGAGTTGAGGCCAATCGCAACGGCGCCGGTTTGGTTGTAAGCAGCCCCGAGAGCGTCTTTACCAATGGCAACAGAACCTGAGCTAACAGTGGTGATATCACCAGCGCCCGAACCGACAAATGTGTTATCGCTTCCGGTCGTAAGCTGAGCACCTGCATTACCACCAACCACAGTGTTGTGGCTGGCCCCGTTTTGAGCCGTCAGAGCATTATGACCGATGGCAGTATTGAAGTCACCGGAAGTCTCAGAATCCAAAGCGTTGTAACCAATAGCCGTATTAGCTACAGAGTTAGCAGTGAGTGCTCCACCCGCGTTGGATCCGAGCGCGGTGGTGAATGGAGTGGAGCTTAGAGTGATCCCCGACAGAGAGGCGGCTGGGGCTGCCCAAGTGGGGACACCGCCAGCAACAGTCAGAACCTGACCTGTGGTGCCGATGCCCAGGCGAGCAGGGGTGTTGGCCGCAGAGGCGTAGATGATGTCGCCAGTGGTTGTCAGCAGCGTTGGGGCGATGACAGCGTTGGGGTCAAGAGCGATAGTTCCACTTGTGGTGATCGTTCCGCCGGTCAACCCGGAGCCAGCAGTGATCGAGGTCACTGTACCGGAACCGTTATCGCTCCACACAGGAGCAGCACCAGAACCTTGCGATGTCAGGACTTGACCAGCAGTTCCGTAGTTGGTACCGTCAGGCGACCAAGCACCGGAGGAGTTCGACTGGAAGCGGATGTTTCCGGCGCCGGTAGCGAGGACGACGTTACCCGACAGAGCAGCTATGCCGTTGTAGTTACCGAGGATGGTGTTGTTGGCCCCTGTCGTAACAGATGAACCAGCTCCGTTACCAACAAAGGTGTTCTGACCGCCAGTGGTGGTGCCATTACCAGCCTGATAACCAATCAGGGTGTTTCCGCTAACGCTAGTGGCGACGTTCGTTCCAGCTTGGAATCCGACGGCGGTATTGTTTGCGCCTGTAATAAGCGTGTCAAGGACTTGATAGCCAATGCCGACGTTTCCGGCACCGGATGTCAGGGAGGCAAGGGCACCGGAGCCAATGGCGACAGTTCCGTTTGCGGTAGCAGCGCCAGTCAAAGCATTGAAGCCGACGCCAACCGAGTTGTCAGCTGTGATAGCGGAATCACCAGCACCAGAACCCACGAAGGTGTTACCACCACCACTGGTCAGTGCTGTACCTGCGTTATAGCCGACGTTGGTGTTGTTAGTACCCGTAAGGATACTATCACCAGCGTTGCCACCAAGAGCGGTGTTGAACGGAGTCGCAATGTTGGTGTAACCTTGCAGGGAAGCTCCCCAGGCGATTGCGCCACTGGAAACGATCAGTGATTGGCCATTGGTGCCAATCGGGAGAACGTCGTAGGTTCCAGCGCCAGTTCCGTAGAGGAGTTGGCCGGCTGTGGTGAAGGTTGCGTCAGGAATTGCAGCGTCAGCGGTGGCTTGAGCGGCGGCGGCATCCAGAACTGCTTGGTCGGCTGTGCTTTGGGCAGCGGCGGCGTCCAGAAGAGCTTGGTCAGCGTCGGACTGAGCTGCAGCCGCGTCGGTCTGACCTTGAACGCCAGCATCGTAAGCAGCCTTGACAGCAGTTGCGGAAGCGGCAGTTGTGGAAGAGGTGGTCGAGGTGGAGTCGCTGATAGCGAACACCTGGGAGCCGCCATTGAAGACCACACCTTCACCTGCATCTTGGAAGGTGATGTTGCCAGTCATGGTGCCACCTGCTTTGGGCAGCGCGGCGCTTGCTGTCGTCTGTGCAGCACCAGCAGCGTCAGCAGCGGCCTTAACAGCGGTTGCGGAAGCAGCAGTCGTGCTGGAGGTGACGTTGGTGAGGTCAGTGACAGCGTTTAGGCTGCCGTTGGTTCCACCAGCAAACTGTAGGGAGTAAGTGTTCTGAACGTTGACGTTCTGACCTGTGAGAGTGCCGGTCATCGTACCGCCAGCTTTTGGCAGAGCAGCGTCGGCAGTAGCCTGGGCGTTGTTGGCGGCGGTCTGAGCGGTTGTCGCAGCGACGTAGGCGGTGTTGACAGCGGTGGCAGAAGCCATCTGGCTGCTGTTGACTGTGGTCACCGAATCGATGATGTTGTCTTGCAGCGCCTGGGGAGTGATCGCCAGGGTATCAGATGTGCCAGCGAGAACCGCAGCGGCATTAGCAAGCTGAACGATACCTGCTGTGGTATACGAAGCAGAGGCAGGACGAGCACCAACACCGAGGACTTGATAGTTGTAAACACCTGGAGCCGTCTCCACTGACAGCAGCCAGTCTCCGTTCTGCATCGCAGACGGAATGTTGCCGGCGACAATACAAATCAGGTAGTGATCAACGTTTCCAGAGGCTGCTGTAGGAGGAGCCGAACCGTCAACGAAACCAGCCAGAGTACCTTGAGAAGTAACACCGTCGACTAAACCAGTGTCAGCGTCATAGCCACCAGCCAGGATCACACTATTTGACAGAGTCAGGGCGTCGATTTGACCTTGCAGAACGGCACCTTGGGCGGCAGTCAGAGCCTCGGTGGTAGAACCGGATCCCAGAGTGTTGTTGAGCTGAACGGCACCTTTGACAGTGGTGGAGGCGTCAGGCACGTCGATAACACCAGCCACCAGAGTCAGGTTGCCAGTCAGTTCGACCTGAACCACACCAGGTGTTGCAGTTGTTGCGAGATCCACACCGACAATCGGATTCTCGGGATCGGTGTTGTCGACAGTGATCGGAGCAGTTCCGGTCACACCGCTCACATCGCCAGGAGCGTCATCCTCCCACTGAACACTGCCACCAGGACCCACGGCCAGGATCTGACCTTGAGTTCCAACACCCAGGGCTCCGAAAGTTCCAGCACCGGTTCCCACGAGCATATCGCCCTGGGCGGTGTAGGAAGCACGGGGGACAGCTGCGGAGGCGAGGTCGTAGGTGGTCTTGACGGCGTTGGCAGTCGCAGCCTGAAGAGTCGAAGTGCTGTTGACCGTGTCGTTCAGCTGAACTGCGCCAGGAGCGACAGTGCTAGCACCGTTGATGCCGATGGTGGGTTGCTGAGGGTCGGTGTTGTCGACAGTGATTGGGAATGTCGCATTGACTCCGGTCACGTCACCTTGGGCATCATCAACCCACAGTTGGCCAGTGCCGTCGAAGCTGAGAATCTGGCCGGCAGTGGGGACGTTGCTCGCCTTGTCCAGTTTGCCAATCTCGAGGTTGTTGATGTCCGTCTGAGCAGTCGCCATCTGACCTTGCAAGGTCGCGATGTTGCCGGTGTTGGTGGTGACTTGTGACTGCAGTCCGTCATCGACCACTTTCAGAGCGTTCAAAACACCCTGAGTGCTGCCCGAAGCACTTGTCATCGGGTTCACAGCCGGCACTTGAGAGGCTGTGTTGAAGGCGAAGTGAGCTGCAAAGTTCCACTGAGTGCCGCCCCAGATGTAGAGACCTTCGTAGGTGGTCCCTGGGTCACCGGTGACGATGCAGGTGGCGTTCTGGCCAATGTAGGAGGGGTTGCCAATCGCAGCGGAGATTTTCGCGCTGGTGGTGGCCCCAGTTGCAGCAGCAACAGCGGCGTTGTTAGTCTGATAGGAGAAGCCGGTACCGGCATCCTGCCACTCGGACACACCAAGTGTGGCGTTCCAAGTCAGAACTTGTTCGTTGGTGGGAGCTGGACGGCCGTTGGACTCAGGATTGGAGACGAAGAAGTCGTTGAGAACGGCACGCTCAAGCAGCACCTGGATCCAACCTTTACCTGCGGGAGGGTTGGGGAGGACGGTGGTACCGGAGAAGTCGATGCGGACGTCAGAGCCAGTGCCGAGGTACATCGTACCGTCGGACACGTTGAAGGCTACCTGTCCCGGATCGAGTTGGGAAGGCTGGGCTCCAGGAATGGCGGAGCGGAGTTGTTGAACGGAGATTGTCATGGATCAGGCAGGGAGGTAGGAACCGCAATCGATATTGGTGACGGTGTTGTTGCCGCTGGCGATAGCCACTCCGTTTCCGGCACGGAGAACGTTGGAGACGAATCCCACGTTGATGGCCTGCTGTGGGGCGTTGGGGTTGATAGGAGCTGTCAGGAACAGTGGACCGTTGACGGTACCACCGAGATCGCTGATGGTGTGCTGCAGGAAGTAGCCCAGTGTGACAGGCTGGTTATCCTCCAGGATTGGTGCTTCGAAGTAGGCCGGACCGACAACGTTCCAGTTGCCAGCTTCGGTGAGCACGCCGTCTGGAAGTGGCATCGTTGTGACCCACTGGCCACCACCGACGTCAACGTAAAACATCCAGAGGGTTCCGGTGCTGGCCTGATACCAGAGATCACCTTGCTTTGGGCGGTTGGGCGGGCAGTCCGACACGTACACCGGAGAGTCGTCCGGAGTCGGCAGTGCCTGTGGAGCCCAACCATACCCGTTAAACACGTAGGATACGTTCTTGTAGAGGTACGTATCCCCGATTTGCGGATTTGCGGGGAAGTTCAATGCCATGTTACATGACCCATCTCAGTAGAGAGCTAAACAGGGGTTGGCTCTTGCTTATTCGTTTCCAACCTCGAGTGGCGTGTTTACAGTTTTGCCACGATATTACAGTTGGCCTGGGCAACGAGGCATCCCGTCGTAGAAGACGGGGCCGTCAATGTTGTTGGGTGCGCCACCAGCCCACGCTCCCGGACCACCAAATGTTTGGTCGGAACCGGAGAGTCTCCAACCGCCGGCGTCAGTCGGCTGTAAGGTTACGCCCGTGTTACCATCGAGGCGCTCCATGGCGTAGGGATCTCCCCAAGTGGCTGTGTAGCCGTTAGGTTGATCGTTGTTCTGGCCGATAGCGCCCCACCCGATTCGATAATCCGGTGCGAGGTCGCCCGCTGCGTCGGTTTGCCAGCCACTGAAGCCCTTGCCTGTGACGCCGTTGTAGCGTTGTGGGATGCGCCACGAACGCATGATCCCCTGCGGGGTATCGACGGCGGAGTCCTGGTTGCCCGCACGGATGTTGGTCATCCGCATCTGGGCGTCCAGAAGTTTCAGGCAATTCTCGTAGTCACGGTAGACGTCATCACGACGACGGACCGTGTCGAGGTAGTAACGTGCGATGATGAGGGCGGTCCGCTTCCTGTTTGAGGAGATGATGACCTGTCCCGCCTTGCCCGCTTGCTCGATGTGTGAGTCGATCAGGGAGTTGGCGTCCTGGATAGCCATCCAGAGCTTGGCCTGATTGACCGAAGTCGCTGACGCATCATCGATATTGGTGAGTTGAATCGCCTCCTTAAGTCCGTACGCCAGAATGAAGTCGTCCGGAGTGGCGTTGCGAGGGTCAGGGTTCCGGTTCTGATATGGGAATCCGTAGCCACCAATAGTGTGGCCGAGGTTGGACTGTTGGACCCACCCATTAGCATTCTCATCATACGCGACTTTGTTGATTGCGTTGACACGGTGAAAGGCACGAACGCTGGCTCTCTTCAGAGTCGTAGCGGTCGCGCCTGCCGGTGTCGGTCCGCGAAGACACACGTTGAGGTTGGTCGGTGGCTCGTAGGAGACGAACACACCGTCGAGTTGACTGAGATTCTCGGCGAGACCCAGAGCGACCACCGTGTCGCTCGAATACAGCATCGTGCTGATCACCACCTGACCGTAGTTCACGGTCCAAGACGTGATGGGAACGATGACGTTGGTGTCGAGGGGCTCTGTGAAGTAGATTAGGAGGGTGCGTTGGTTAGTTATCTCGATCTGCTTTACTTGTGGCGTGAGCACGGGCACACTCTCTTTGGGAGTGTTTTACCCTCCCAGACGGCCACCGCCCACCCACTGTGAGCTTCTGACGAGGTACGGATCGTAGTGTCCGCCGAGAGGCAGGAAACGCTCAGACTGCCAGAAGGCAATCGGGTCCTTCTCCACACGGAAAACGGTGCCTTGTCCGGGACGATTCAGACAGTTTGTGAGGTAATTCAGACCTAAACGAATGGGCCACTCGTCCCTCCAAGTGTGCTGCCACCCCACTATTGTGACGATTTTGCCTCTGCCCAAGCCCCCGCCTGGAGCCAGTTGGACTTCATACTCAATGGACGCCACTTCGTTGTTAAAGAGCTCGCGTTTTGTAGTTGGTGGCTCGTCAAACAACTTGATTTTCAAAGATCGGAACTGGATGGGAACTCCAGTGTCAGGTCCCTTGGAGTAGAAACCTGCAAGTATCCCTTGAGTCACCAAGGGGAAATCATGAACGTATGTGTAAGCGGGGATATATGCGTCTGGGTCATACACCGCGAACCCAGACGGGAAGTCCGTGACTTCGTACTCGAGGACGTCCTCGTAGTACCACTGTTGAGTGTAGCGGCTGGGTCTGCGAATTGCCATGACTTATTTCGGAGGATCGTGCCAGGTGGCTTGGCCACCAAATGGATTCGGACGTGGGCTCGTGCCGTAACCTGAGGACTTGGGCATCTCCTTCTGGGACGTCGGGAAAGCGTAATCCCAGATGGTGGTCTGATTGGTCGGGACCTCGCCGTCACCCGCGGAGTCGGGTGGCTGGGGGTTGTCCTGTCCACCGGCGTGACCGTGCTGAAGGTCGATGTGGCGGACCCAAATGTATTGGCCTCGACGTTTGAGGACCACACAGAGCCAGTCGGAGTTCATCGGTCCGTTCAGCTCTACGGCCATTAAGCCCACGTTTTCCTTCGTCGCTGGTGGAAACTCCCCACTTGCGTAGCACGGGAGACGAACCATTGTGCCAGTGTTTGGTTGCTCGGTCTTTTCGGTGAGAGTCTTCTCGTCCCAAATGACATCACGAACGACACCGTATTGGTACTGACCGTCGGTCATGTCAATGGTGACCCTCTTTCCGACCAATCTCTTGGGCTGCTTGCCCTTGAATGCTGGACTGAAGTCCACCCATTGACTTTGAGTGTCCTTCCCCTGACGTTTACCGAACTCGTTTGAACCCTCAACCTGGGGTTTCTTTGTGTTCATGTCGTCGAAGATGACCTTGACACGTCCACGTTCCTCAGGATCATTCACACTGACGATGGTAGCACGAACTGAACCCTTGGGTCCACCTGCAATCGCATCGATGGCATCACGTTGGGTGGAGTAGTGAGCAAGCGCGAGAAGAAGGGGGTTTGTTTCAAGGCGTGGCTCAAACTGGTTCATCTTTAGTTTTTCCTACGACGATGGTCGGTGCGAAGGTGAACGTGGTTTGGCCTAAAGCGGAGTTGTTTCTGCTCCACAGGCACGGAAACTGTTGGGACGGGCGTGATGACTGGCGTTGGTTCGAAGAAGTCTTGTTCCCCAAGGTTGGAAAAAGCGTCTTCCGCCATCACCTCGAGGAACTGAGCAACTTCCTCACGTTCTGCCGCCTCAATTTCGGCCAATCTTTTCATGCCTTCCGCGTTGTGCTCCATTAGCCCGTCGAGGGCTTGCATGGCGGCCGCTTCACGTTCGGCGGCTTCTTCGAGCATCTCCTCGTGAGTTGGCTCTGGGGCTTCGGCACCAACCTTGCGAGCGATGTCGATAGTATTGTCTATTTGACTCTTCTCCCAGTCGTGGAATTTTTTGGCGTCTTCCTGTGTTGTCCCGACTTCCACTGTTTCAAGTGCGGGCTTGGGAGCTGTTGGTTTTCGGGGGCGGCGAGTAGACATTTCAGTTCAGCATGTAGAGTGTTTGGTCCTTCACGAGCGGCTCACGCCAAGCGACGTCTTTCTGCTGGTCAAAGAAGCCGTCCTCCGCTGCGGCAAGATCCGCGGCGAAGTAGGCGTAGTTTACCTTGCAGTTGTTAGGGTCCTCGGCGAAAGTTTCGGGAGCTTCTGGACAGAGCGGAGCATACTTATAGATGCTCGCGTCCCACACAGGTGCGGGCACTGTTATAGCTGATCTTACCCGGAGGTCTTTGTTGACGAAGCCGCTGAGCGGACGATTTCCTGTAGGCTCGACGTATATTCCCTCCCAATCGCCGTTAATTGCCGCTTTGCGGAAGTGGAGGGGCTGGTAATCCTCAAGGTTCGCCTCCAGCCACTCGTCGTAGATCGCTTCGGGAATATAGTCAAACTCGGCAAGAAAGTACTCGCCGTCCTCTGAAGTTGGTTGAGCAAAGTACTCGCTGAGATTGTAGAAACCCAGCACGTCGGAGAAGAGGTAAGGCTCACTGTAGAGAAGGGTGCCCACTGCGGGATTTCTTCCGTAGAAGAACACTTCCTCGTAAATCTGGGGCTCCTCCACCAGGTTTGGGCAGCGCATGGGTTTGAGAGACCCGTTGGTGCCAGCGTAGGTGAAGTTTTGAACGGCAAGTTTTGCCTTCTTCCACGCTTCGTTCCCCCTGCCGTACTCGGAAGGCAGGCGGATGAAGGAACGGTCCCAATTCTCGTCACCAGGACCACGGTTGAGGTCAGCAACGAGTGGATTTTGGTAGATGTCCTCGTCGAGTGTCTGTTCGGTGGCCACTTCGAGAGACTTCGTTTTCCACGGACGCAAGGTGGAGCTGGCGTTCTGCACAGCGGGAGCAAGGAAGAACCTCGCCTCAGAGAACACGAGGTCCGTGATGGAAACTGGAGGGAAGTCCTCGGAGGCTGGACCAACCCACAGTGGAGGGAAGGCTTGAACCCCGGCGTCTGTGAGCGCTTCATACTTAAACCTGTAGGCACACAGGAAGGGCTCAATGAAGTAGGAGATTCGGAAGTCGTTGGTCTCATACTCTTCAGTTGGTGTGAGGCGCACGAAGTCGTTTCCAACGTAGATGGTCACCGAGTCGAAAGCGGGAAGCGGGTTAGGAGACTGGGAGAACTCCCAACCGACGTCTGTCCCCCCACCAGAAAGGTCCCAGTTGGTCTCCACCCACGCGTCCACACCGTTTGGCGACTCGAAGAACATGGCCACACCCGGTGTCACAGGGTCCTGCCACAGGTCGCCGTTGTCCAACGCGCACGAGCCAGTGCTCAAAATGGGCTTCAGTGGGAAGAAGTCGCAGTTTGGTGTGCCAATTTGACACGGGGAGACTGGGTAGTCCACCTCAACCCAAACTGGGTTCCTGTCGCGATCGATGTAGAGAGTGGCGAACGCTCCGGTCTCGTTGTTCCAATAGTAGTCAGCGACTTGAGCATTCGTCGGTGGCTGGTCAGCGATGAACGCTTTCTTTCCAGTGACGTCACTGAGAAGCTTGTCGTAGCTGATGAGTGTGTCAAGTGGTTCGAGGTAAAGCGCTTCGCGCTCGTCGAAACCGTGCACGTCGAGTGCGTCGAACACGAAGTCGAGCGGACGAGCTCCACCCTTGTTGCCCCAAACACCAATGAAGTTGTTAAGTGGACCGCGTTCGTTGTAGGGAACGGAGGTTACTTCCTCACGACGCCCAACAAAGTCTTCGCTGACATCAATGACTTGGTCGTTCGCTTGGAACGAGGAGGAGATGGTGATGGCTGGAACGTACACCTGACCGTCAACTGTGGTGGCAGTGTAGGTGATGTAGAGATAGTCACCTAAAACTTCCCACGAGACGTTGTAGTTTGACGATGAGTAAAGGTTAGGAACAGCAACTCCATCGACGTTGACTGACAGATATGAGCCGTATGTTGGGGTGAAGACACTACTTTCGAGGTCCTCGCCGAAGAACTCAATCGCGTACCAGTCGGGTTCTGTTACGTTGGGATAGTTGACGTAGAAGCCCTCATCGTTCAGAGAGCAGTTGAAGAAGACGAAACCCTCACTTGTGACCCCATCTGGGTAGTGAATGAAGAAGTTATCTGGGTCAAAGTACCACAGTCCCTGAACACTCTGAAAGTCAGGATCGATGTAAACGAACCCGTCGGTGAACGACGTTGGGAAGATGTAATAGAAGTCAGGTTCGTACGGTTGTGCGTCCCAAATGAACGTGCTCCCCGTTGGCGACCGCCAAATTGTGCCTGGAACCAGGTCGTAGGTGTAAGGCGGCGGAGCAAACTCCCCTTGCAGAGTTGTGACACCAACTGCGGAGCCAAGCTCAATCTGGTTTTCGTTGAAGAAGCCGTACAGAACGTTGTTACTTTGGTCGAACCACAGCGGGTTGTCACCAACTGGTGTACTACTTCCCAAGTGCAGGAACGTTCCCAGACTGAAGTTCAGACCGGAAACATTATACGATTTTTTGATCGAGTAGACGTCAAGAACTGGGTTGAAGCCCTGCCCGCCTTTCCCCCAGTCGGAAGGGTCAGTCCACGCAATGACTTGAACGGATTTTGAAGCGAGGGACTTCTTCCCCAGCGCCGTGTAACCCCAAACGAGTTGAATGTTGTTGCCGACCGCCTCTGGCGGAACATAGAGTTGCCACAGTCCCTTCGACTGTATCCACTGACTGTCTATCCACGGGGTTAGGTTTTTGTCGTTGACTGAGAGGTAAACAGCTCGGTCAAAGTAGTAATATGAGCCGCCGTAGAACTGCAGGTTGACGTAGTCAAGTACGAGGTCGTCTTGACTGAAGGGACTGACAATGAGTTCGTAGTAGTTGTAAAACTGTGTCTCCTTTGTCAAGACTCCTGTTGAACAACGGAAGTCAGCGTCGCCGCTGGCGAGAGGTTCTGGTCTGTAGAAGGGAAACGGTCGGTTTTCGGGACAGTCCACCTTGATGACTGCACCAGCCTCGAGCAGGGCCAAAATCTCCGCCGAGATTGAACCAATGTTCAGTTCGAGGTAGTCTTCACCGTAGACAAGGTCGTAGATATACGCTTGCTGATCGCCAATGATCACACGCTGACCGATGGCAATATTGGGCTTCTTCTCAGTGATCAGCGCTGGCTTCCACGTCTGAACCTCCTTCAGTCTCAGGAGAGTGTAGCCATTGTAGACACCAAACGTCCCGCCAAGAAGGGCTCTCTTCTCCCCAACCGTCGTGGGAAAGTCGGTCCAATAACTCGGTCCAGACCAGCCCAGCATCTGGGCAACGAAGTTGAGTTGGACGTTAACGCGTTCCGTCGCCTGAGTGATCTGTGTCAGCTGTTCGGCCGACACCACAGACGGCAGCTCGTTCCGAAGCTCAAACTGCGTTGGATTGAAGACGGGTTTGGCCATTAAATCGAGTTGTAAACGAACGACTTTTCAGCCGTACACTGAAGTTGGGCGTCTGCTGGGAAACCGAGCTGAGCGAAAGGGCTAAGATCTCCGGTTGGGCTTGCAACTCCCGGAAACTGCCACGGAACAACACCGTCGGCGAAGAAGTTGTTTCCAAAGAGCCACAACTGCACTCTTCCTCTCCAGTTTGGGTACTGGTCCAACCAGCCACCGCAGGTGTCCCAGCCGTTTTGTGTTCCCGCCGAAATGACGTTGTTCAGGATGGACTCAGGTTGTGTGGGGAACGGCGGAAAGAACGGGCTCTTGGTGTTGTTGAAAGGGATGCCAAACTGACTGAAGGAGTAATAGAAGGGTGGCTCCCAAACGAAAGGAATTCCTTCAGACTCGCGGTCAGGCAGCCATGCGTAGTTCACCCACATGTAGAAGTCTCCACCGCTCCACAGTCCGGGCGGAATCACCATCGGTGAGATGCCAGGTCCTGAGTAGAGAGCCACTTGAGGTGCAACGTTACCTGGACAAATCGCTGTGTCAGGAACTACGTCTATATTGTCCCACCCTTGAGACCTCAAGTTAGGGTTCGAGAGGTACCAATTGAAAGTGGTGTTGTAGATATCGAAGTCATCACCTATTTTCAGGTCAACCGCATTGCCGTAGAGGTCCTGAATGGACCCGATCATGCGTTTGACTCCAAGTCTTCCGTACGCGAACGGACTTATTTGAATGGTGTAGGTTAACTGAGTCGGGAGTTCTTGGATTGGAGCCACTGCCATCTCGGCGGGCACTCGCGGCCGGTCAATACTGCGGGAGTAGAAAACAAGTTTGAAGTCGTCAGTAACGATGACCGGGGCGTCGAACTGCTGGACAATGGTCATCACCTGTGGCCAGGTTCCCGTCTGGGGCGCAGTTACATTTGAGGAGACGAGTGTAGCCATGGGGGAGTTAAGTGATCGTGACAGTGACGTTTATGAGTTGAGCCGGTGTAGCAGGGGGAAATATGGAAACAGATGCGCCGATGAGGAGAGTTTCAGTGGGGGTTTCCGGTGGTGGAGTGTACGGTGGTGGTGAGGGGTCCACATCTATGCCGTAAAGTTCCAGTCCCGTGTAAGACTGCTTGAGTAGAGTCTGCGGCGCCATAAATCCCGGCGCGTAAGTGCTAACATCCTCCCAGAGACGGATAAGTTGTGAGTCCCAGTACTGTGTCAACCAGTCGGCTACAGGCTCGTAGTCACGGTTGATGATTTCTCGGACGTCATCCTTGAAAAGTTCCCCGTTCGGCTTGTAGGGGATCTGGTAGTTGTCGACACTGATAATGGCGAGCCTGCAGAGTGACTCGTCCTCCGGTATCAAGTTTGTGGGGTAGATTGCCAGTTGTGCACGAGCACGTGGAGTGGAGGGTTTCGCGAAAAGGTAAATTTGGCCGGACACCGTGAGTCGTGTCGCGCTCACTTTCTTCCCGTAGCCCCAGTCCAGTTTCCATTTGCTCTGTGGAAGCATGTCGGTCTGGAACAACCAGTAGTAACCCTCGTCGTCCTTCAGTGGTGCATTTGTCTGTACGAGATCCCACTCATTGGGAACACTTTGAGAGGCAATAAGGAATGAGCATGATGGCACGTTTTCAGTCAGAGTGGTTCTGACCTTGATCACGTCCAGTTTCCAGGGAACGCTCGAACTCCAGTTGACCCAACTTTGGACAGGTTGCTCGTAGTCTGGGAACCCGGGTTTCACACCCGCCTGTTCGCCCGGTGATCTGTTCACAAAGTCAATGAAGTTCTTCCACTCAAGGTCGTCCTCCGCGGTAGCAAACAAGTTGATGCCCGGGAAGGGCCACGGGTTGAACTCGTCCGCGCTGCGCTCGAAAGCCTCCGATGAGCTATCAAACACATCAAAGTCGAGACCCGCCAAACAGTAGTCCTCCACTTGGAATGGCAGAACTTCAGGCTCGTCGTCGTACAGAAGCTGGTAGCAGACAAGGTAGCGCCCGTCTTCCACTTCGAGCTCACGGAGGTCGACGAAAGTTTTCAGGACTGGTGTGGTTCCCTCCTCCCAGACAACTGCACCGTTCTCAATGAGAAGGACCTCCCTATTTTCAGACTGGTTGACGTAAAGAGACCCAGCACCAAATAAGTCGCCACCGCGTGGGATTCGAACGTAACCGCGCCCTCCCTGTTCAAAGAACTCGAACTGATACTGCTCCGAGGCGGCAGGAAGGCGGCGGTAAATGGGGCGTCCGCCAGGCGCCCACTGAGTTGGCTCGGGAAATAGTCCCTTCGAAGCTTTGTACTCCTCGGAGAGAACCTTCAGACGAATCGGGGTCAGCGATGTGTTAAGCTGTGGGTTGACGCCGACCACACCCTCGGAGTTTGGGACTGGAGTGAGATTCTGACTCATAACGCCAAAGTGCCGTTTCCGTAGGAGACCGGATCAAATACTTCCTTGCCGCCTGTCGCGTACGACAGGGCTGGAACTTGAGTGCTGAACTGTGTGTTCTCCCACACAAACACTGTCTTCTGCCCAAGAGCATTCTTCGAACGAAGAGTGATTTGGGCGACACCGAGTTTGAGGCCTGACGTGTCAGGTCCGTTGGGAGCCGCGATACGCTCTTCACAATCGTAGCGTGTGACAATGCGAATGAGGTTTCCACTCAGCTCCTCAATTCGCGCCGTGTCAGTGACTTCCTCACCGTCCCAGTTGAACACGGGAGACCTCGCCGTGAAGTAGCTCGTCACGCGGTAGATGTTCTTCCCGTCCTCAGAAAGAATGAAGTCCTCGCTTGGACGTTGCACAGAGGAGAAAAACGGAATTGCGGTGCCGTAGGCCTCATTCGTGGGAATGAGGATTCCGCCATTGACGTACACACCAGGTGTGAATGACGGACTGAAGTGTTGTGTCGCCATGTAGGAAACAACTGTCCCTTGCTGACGGAAGAGTGTCATGTCTCCAGGAGAGAAGACAAACATCGCCGACGGTGGACAGAGAACGGAGACACCCGTCACCGGGTTTGGCAGCAACTGCGCTTCAAGAGCGGCACGAAGCGCTGGGTTGGTGTCCACCCTCTCAACGTAACCGCGAGCTATCAACTCATTAGGGTTGGAACTGGTCGGAGTGAAGCCAGTGAGAGCGAAGTAGTACTCAGCGGGTGACTTGGACGTCGCACGGTAGGTCAGAAGGGTCTGAGGTGCGAACCTGGGAATGTACTGGAACAGCGGCTGAGGTTGAGTACCGTCAACGGCGTTTACCACCTTGAGCAGACCCTTGTTCACAAGTTGTTCAAAACTCTCGTTCAAGGTTTCGCCCGCGGCGGGGAGAAACGTGAAAGTTTTGTTGACGTAGGCGTACTTTACGATGGCACCACGTGAGCGGTCGACGTAGTTGAAGTAGGGGTCAACAACCGGGTCCGGACCACTCGAAACAGCGGGAGTCTTAACCCACGTTCCGCCCTCGTAAGTTCCTCCGCTCTTTAGCAGCGGGAGTGAAACCTGAAGGTTCGACACAAGACCACTGTTTTGCGCACCAGTAGCAGTGTTAGTGGAAGGGCCAAGAATGAAGTCGGCTGAGGCAACAAAGCAGTACCAGTTGACCTTGTAGTAGAGATTGTCGTTTCCAGGCGGTTCAAATATCAGTTTTTGGCACGCCTCGCTGTTAGACAGGACCTGGTCCATCGCGACGACGTCCGGATCGTAGAAGCCTGTGCTCTGGTTGTTAGCATAGTATTCAGACCCAACAGACCACGGTTTGAAGTCTTTTGGCGCGCTGAGAACACCATCAAGGATAAACTTTTCAGGTGAAAGTGCGGCGTTTGAGAACTGAAAGTTCCTCAAGACGACCAAGATTGAATTCTCTACCTCAGGGTTTCGAAATACCTGACCCTGAGTGTACACGCCTGGCTGCCAGGAGCGGATCTTCTGCAGAGACAGATTTTTGTACAGAACTTGGTCAACAGTCTCAGAGCTATACGGTGTGTAAGCCTCTTCCACTGGCCACGCCAATTCGGTGGTCACATCAGAAGGGTCACCAATGGTGAGTAGGTCGTTCACCGCAAAAGTGTTCTCCTGGGTCACAAAGTCAAGGACTTTATTGGTGAGCACCGTGGAGGGGTTCACAGCGAGAGGTGTGTTGTAGGCTCTCGACTCGATGATGTCAGGCTCAGAGTAACGCGTGTCAGTGGGGAATGTCTGAATCAGAGCAGAGTTGACATCAGCCACACTCGGGTCATAGCCCGAGGGAAACGTGTTTCCAGGTGTCAAAACCGTGAACAGGTCGTCGCGAATGCCCAGAGAGAAGTTCTTCAGGAACCCCGCATAGTCAGCGGTGGGATCATAAGACAGGTCGAGCTCATACTGAACTTGACTCAGCTCGATCGGGTAGACGTGACCCTCCATCTCCAGTGGCATGGAGAAGTCCACAACGTTCTGAGCGCGGCTGATCTGCTCGGACGTGGGCTCAGTGCCGTCGGGGTTGAGGAAGAAGAAGGAAATATGTCCGTTGGCCTGAATGTAGTCATTCAGCCAAATGTAGTTGTACTGTGCCGAACGGTTGGGCAGCACCGCGGTGAAAGTCCCGGCTCCGAAGAGATCCTCGAAAAGATCCTGCCAATCCTGCGCGGAGACCGGATTGCGGCGGCGGATGAGTGTGAAGAAGCGCTCCTGAGTCTGGTCAAGAGACTCGACATCTGAACCACCAACGGCAGCGATGGGGTTGATGACACTCTCAACGACGACGTCCAGAGAGGTGGCGTCAGTGATGGTGTTCGGTGCCACGTTGTTGAACGTGCCCACCAGAACTGAGGAAGCCGGCACCTGACCAGTCGACTCGTTCGCACCGAAAACCAAGTCAGCAGTCGTGACAAACTCGATGGACTCACCATCAGTGAGGTTGGCGTTGGTCGAGAAGATGGTGCCGGCAGAGATCAGAGACTGAAATCCCTGGGGCTGAATTGTGACAGTCAGACGAGTGGTGGACGGCGTCCCAAGACGGCGCATCGCACCCAAAAACGGTCCGATCCACTCCAACAGAATGGACTGCGGGAGCTGATTCGCCCAGAAGAGAAACTCACCCTGAGCGAAAGCCTGACCCTCAAGGAGGGCCATCATCGGGTTGCCTGCGCTGAAGTCATTCAGCTTGGCATTCGACGCATCGTAAACCCTCTGCGCAGCCGCGTTGACAAGCTGCGCCTCAGTCCGAGGATCAAGATCTACCGCGGGAAGCGGGGCGTAGCGAGGCATGTGTTATCAACCAACGGGGCACTGGTTGCTGGCGGGTGTGCCAGCATAGTTATTGCAGGTGGAGTCTGCGCGAGCGTAGAAACCGTTATCGATGAAAAGGTTAGCGAGTCGCTCCTTCAGCATAAGGACCGTCACGAGGTCCGCATTGTTCATCGAGCTGAACTTCTGGTCAAAGCTAGGGTTGGGAGCTCCGCCAGCGTAGGCGAACTTACTATTAGTGGTGAAGGAGAGGGGAGCGTTAAACGGGTCATTTGGTGGGATACCCACGTCGAAACAACCTGACCCAGAAACCTGTTCGAAACCAAAGTTCCACGGTCCGGTGATCGTCTTGGGTCCCGAGATTGGCGGTGTGTTGTAGCAGCCCGACTGCTCACCCGCAAGTGTCACATAGCGAGAGTCGACGCCATTGGGACCGCTGAATTGCAGTGAGTCCAAACCCAATTGGGGATAGTGCCAATCCAAATCGGCACCGTCGAAATATATTTGCTTCGCCCCGTTCAGCCACTGACTCGTAACGATCACGCCCGAGCTGAAAGTAGTCTTCGCCATCCGAAGGTGTACAGTTCTGTTGGTCGAGTTTTACCCATGAAAAAGCCCCCGAACGGAGACCGTCGGGGGCAGAATGTGAGAATCGGATCAGTTCCTTTCCCAGTAGTTAACGGTCATTGAAACTTCTATTGTTTGAACATCCCCGCTGTCGCGAGCCACCTCAGCGGTGGTGATGGATGTCAGCAGGCACTCATAGAGAATGTACTGACCGCCACCAGGACCGGACTGGAGACCGTCGCAGGAGCGAGGTGTCACAGTCACGGTGATCTTTTGACAGTTGTAGTCGATCCAAAACTGCTCCAAGGGTTTGAAAACCGCCGGATCGTATGGAGCGCCAAGTGTGATGTCGTCAGCGGTACGGGGACCGACAACGTGGTAGATCCGGTTACCTGTGCCGTTGGCGTAGGTGGACGAGTCGCTGGAGTCCTGAACTCCCGAGAACTCGGTGAAGACCGCAGTGAAGGTCGGACCGCCGGCGGCGGTGAAGGACACTTCGTACTGGGCCTTTGTCAGTGGACGCAGAATAGCCATGGGATCACCTCCTTATTACTAGCCTAAATCAGGCCAGGATGTCGGTGATCATCGCGCCAGAACCGATGAGACCGGTGGTGCCGAGGCCCACAGGGTGCACAGCACGCTCGACGGTGATCTCAGCGCGGACCACACGACGCTCGCGGATGTAGTACTCAGGACGAACGGCGGGAGTGCCGGTCAGCTGGTAGGTGTAAGCGAATGCCGGAGTAGCAGCGTTGGCGCCACCAGCAGGCATCACGGCATCAGAAGGACCGTTCGGGCTGTAGAACAGCAGGACGCCGTTCTCAGGGAACACGGGCAGCAGCTGACCGTTCTCGGCCAGATAACGACCCTCAGCCACACGAATACCGCGCTCCAGGCCGAAGTAGCGAGCAAGCATGTCCACGTCGATCGAGTCGGCGGTGGTGTACTTGATACGCTCAAGGATGGACTGGTTGGTCAGCAGTTGGTCGAAGATCGCGGTGCCCACGATCATCGAGTTCGGGCGAATACCGATCTGGTAGGAAACGCTACGCTTCAAGGTCAGCACAGCCTCGATCGGATTCGAAGCGGGGTCACCCCAAGCAGCGGCACCAGCAGCAGCGCCGTAAGCGGTCTGGAACTGGGTGAAGGTTTCGAAGCCGAGGCCAGTTTGGGAGCCAGGCACGCCGTTGTAAGGCTCGTAAGGGTTGAAGGAACCGGTCACGGTCACCACTTCAGCCACGGTCTTCTCGTAGGCGTTCATCAGGCGGGACATTGCGTTGCGAGTTTCAATCGCACGCAGGTCAACCTGGGCAGGACCTTCGCCGGCGTTCTCAATGACTTCTTCCGGCAGTTCCCAAGCCACCACTTCCTGTTCCAGGGCGTAGGGCTCGCTGTCGTAACGAGTCTGCACGTACGGAATGTTGGTTCCGTATGCACGACGGAAGTCGTTGATGGCGAACTGTTCCTTGCCGAAGCGCAGGATACGGCCAGCACGAGTTGGGGTATCCACCACAGGCGCGATGAAGTTCGCGATATTGGTGGAGGGGAGCATGAAACCTTGTGCAAGCGTCGTCAGAATAGGATCGACGCCCGCATAGGTTTGGGCTAGGTTCATCATGGGAGGGAGTACTCCGTAATTTTGATGTAGATGATTTCAACGGGTTGCAACCGCTTGGGCTTACACCCTTGAAAAAGAGCAGCCAAGCAGTCAACAACCAGATTATCAGCTGAAGGACACTGTCACCATGCGGCGACCACCAATGTTGATGATGTCGCGGATGGTGGGCACGGTACCGTCAGCTTGAACAGCGGTGCCAGCAGCGGAAGCCTGACCGATGGCATTTACCAGCAGTGGGCTATTGTAGGCAATAGGAGCGGAAGCGGGATCCACTTCGATCAGCAGCAGACCGGAGGTAGCCACGGTTGCCAGACGAGGGGAAGCGGGAGCGTCAGCGAACAGGGGGATGAAGGCTTGGTTCACACCCAGGATTGTGGTGGGAGTTGCGCCTGGCAGGGTGCAGGTGCCCACTTGGGTACCAGCGCTCACAGCACGGAATTCGCCGATGGCCACAGAAGGATCTGCAGTGAAGGTTTCAGCGAAACGGATGTACTGCTTGCCGTAAGCAGGAGCAGCATTAGTCGATGTAAACATGTCTCAAAATCGTTGGGACTTTAACAATGGCAAACACTGGTTTACCAATTGGTGAGGTTTTACCCTTAACGGTATTCTATGCGGCAACGACAACGATCGTAGCATCTACAACCATGGCCTGGCATTGGCAAAGAGCCCATAGGTTGCCAACCAGCCTTATCGTAGCTGATGCAATCAGGGCATACCCGGGAATCATGCTTGGCAATCCGACGCATTTCTTTATGGCCTTCTTGCTTGCGCTTCATGAAAAGCCCAGTATTAAAAAAGCCATATGCAGGAGATACGACATACCGAAGCACACGCCCGAGTAAAGCGGGCCAATTACGGCCAACTGCGCTTCTTTTTGCCGTTTCAATAGCAGCTTGCTCACCGGGCGATGTATCAAGCCATTGCTCTGGAAACTCGGGGTCAAGCTCAGTATTTGGAGATAGGATGCTCATGAGAGTTTGTTTTTCCATCTCTTCATTCTCCTCTGCAAAATCAACAGAGTCGTCGTCGTATCTTAATACGCCTTCGTCGAGATAATCTTTGGTCTCTTTCAAAAAGACGTTTAAAGGGGGCAGCATATCACCAACAATAGCTGGCCATGCTGTCTCCATTTTTTGTTTAGGCTGACTGTCGCCTGCACCCAAATAGAGAGCCGCAAGAGCGGAAGTGAGGGTTTTGTCAATCAGAGCACGTTCATACTCCTCAAATTTCATCTGCCGGTCACGAAGACCTTTGACGATAACTTTAGCCTCAGCTTCCATTCTTTGCTCAAGTTGGCTGAGCTCTGGGAATTGCTTCGCCAGACGCTCAGCTTGCTTGAAATAGGTCTCTCTTTGACGGGTGACTAGACCAATCATAGAGAGCGTATCCATCTCAGGAGTACATCGCCTTCTTCAGGGCTTCGACGTAATCCATCTCTCCACCGCTCTTCTCCACCATCTGGAGTGCGCGTTGGTGAGGATCGAGGTCGGCCTCCTCCACGAACTTCATGGAACCACCAGCGTACTCGCTGAAGTCCACGAGGTTGGGCAGGTTGTTGAGGATGCTGAACAGCAGACCAGTGGCGGTCTCACCTTCGGAGAATTCCAGCACACCAAACTCCAGACCTTCGGCGAACTCGACGAGTTTACGCTCGGGAATGATGGAGTCCACCATTTGGCCGCGCTCGTACAGACCTTCCACGAAGCTGTGGATCTGCTCACGGCGGTGAGAGATCTGAGCCTCACGGTACTCCTGCTTGATGCGGGCATTCTCGGCCTTGAGAGCTTGAAGTTCGGCGTAGAACTCGGCGAATTCCATCTCCTCTTTGTCGTCCCCGTCCTTCTCCTTGTAGGAGCGGGACATCTTCTTGGGCTCCATGTCGCAGAACTCCTCATCCATCTCATCCTCGTCCTCCTTGTAGGTGGAACCGAAGCCGGTCTTGGTATAAGGATTGTCGTCCTCGTCATGTTCAGCATAGCCAGTGGTGACTCCGGAAGGTCCGGTCTCCTCACCAACTCCACCGTCGTACTCACCGCTGAGCATGTCCTTCTTGGACTTGGGAACGCCCATCTGACGATTGGCTTCCTCAGAGTGGTCCTCGGCGAAGTGACCCTGCTCCTTCACTTCCTGAGCGCGCTTCTTCAGAGCGGGAGGAAGTTCACGGTGATCAGCACCACCGGTCACACCAGAAGGACCGGTGATCTCTGCGGGCTCGTCGTCCTCGTCGGAGTCGAAGGCGCCGGGGGTGAGGGCTTTCTTGCTGGACTTGGGCTCGCCACGGTAGGATTCGCCGTGCTCCTCAGAGAACACGCCACCGGACTTCTTGCTCATTTCGTTCGGGCCACCCTCGAACTCACCAGACAGGATTTTCTTCTTGCCTTTCTCTGAGTAGACACCTTCCTTACCTGTCACCTCAGCAGGCTGGGGTTCAGCATGATCCATCACGGAACCAGGGATGCCGCCGCCATGCGACTTGGGCATCTTCTCGCCGCCTTTGATGTACATCACGCGGGCTTCCTTGGCTCCCTTGACGTTCTTCACCTTGGTGGCGAAGATCTCGTCATCGGGCATCTCCTCGGTCTCAGTGGGGACCTTGGTCTCACCGTCAGCACGGCCAGCGGGGTTGCTGCCGGAAGCGGTCTCTGCATCGTTGACGCCGTAATCCACGTCGTCATCGTACATGTCGTTGTTGTACATTTGGTCGCGACTCATTTCGTCGTACCTTCCTTCATCGTCGGGGTCAACATAACGACCGGTCTTGCGGCGGTCTTCTTCGATGGCATTGTTTTTGGCGGGAGGACGACCTGCGTCGTGCTGCTCTTTGCCAGTGGAGATCTTGTCACGACCAAAGGTCGATTTCTCTGGGGTGGTCTTTCCGGTCTTATAGCGATCGGCCTGCTGCTCGCCGCTCTTGGCGGTCTCGTAGCGGTCTTCGCCTACGCCACGGCCCTTAGGACCATGACTATCGTAAGAACCACCGCGGTTTTCAGCGTAGTTCACTTTGCCCGGCTCCATGCGGGGATTCCGCATCTTCGGGTTGTCGGCACTACGCTCTTCGTGATCAGTGTGCATTTCGTCCTCGTCTTCACGATAGACGTTCTCCACCACCTGAGACACTTGACCGTGCTTGGTGCTTTTCCTTTTACGGCTGATGCCTGCTTCTTCCATGTAATTAAAGTCCTCTTCTGGGAACTGGTCTTCAAGATCCGCAACAGACCGAGCGTTATCCCCACGACGAGGGCGTTCGGAAAAGTTTGCAGGGTTTGAGGGATTTTCGATTTCAGAGGCGTTTTCCTCTGCCTCAGCGGTCTCCGCGGAGGTGTCCTCCTCCGCCTGCTCTTCCTGTGTTCCCACAGCGTCCGCGACTGCGGCGCTCATCTCACTCCTAGCGAGGTCGAGTTTCTCTTTGAGCATTTCAAGAGGACTCAAATCACGAATGAGAGTGGGACCGAGGTCCTTATCAAACACAGCCATCGGGTCAAGTGCTACGGCAAAATCGTAGACTCCGACACGTTGGTCCCACTCGGCGAAGTTGAAAGGTTCGAGGCCCTTCACAGCTGGTGGAGCGGCACCGAGCAACGCCAGGTGGCGTGCGGTCCACTGACCGGGATGGGGATTGATTTGGGAATCGGGAGAGTAGAAAGAGATGGAACACTTGCGGTAGTGTCCGTCCTTAACCAGATCCTTGGCGACGTCAGTGAAGGCGACATTCGCGTACAGGTTATCACCCACACGCTCGAAGCCCTTGATCCACCCGTAGGATGGTAGGCTATCGGAGTCACCCTGATGTCCAAGCACCAAAGGTGCTTCGTGGATCATGGGGTCGTAAGACTTTACGACTTCGTCAAGGTCTTTTGCGCTGAAGCTTCGGGCCACACCCTGCGCCGACGTTTGGTCGCCGGCTTTGAAAACGTGGATACGTTTTTGGAACATGGCTCTGACTTAACAACGACGGTTTTATTGGGGGTGAAGAACTTTGACTCCCCTGGTGGTTTCCGTCGAAAAGATCTAAGGACTTTTACCCTTCCTCATCAGCCATTGTGACGGCCTCATCCTCCGTGATCTCCTCGTCACCAAAAGGTTTTTCGCCATCTTCGGAACCAAAGATCTTATCGTAGAGGTCACCGTCGGCTTCGGGATCGTAGGATTCGGGCGCGCCTTCAACTTCAGACTGCGGTGCCGCCGCCTGGAAATCCTCCTCCTCAGCGAGATCAACTTTGAAGTGGTTCGAGATCCACTCCTTTTTGGGCTTATAGCCGGACTGAATCAGGAGAGACACGTCAGCCATCGTGAGCTGCGACTCCTCGAGTCGGAACTGACGGCTGATCGTCGGCGCCTCAACGTTCACACCGAAATTCAGATCGACGATCCAACGGATCAGTGTGTCACTGAGAGTCTGTGAGATGAGCTGTGAGAGTTCCGAAGCGCGGACGACACGTACCATGTTCGCCACCTGGGAGGAGGCACGGCTTCCAGCTTCAGCCTCACCCGCCTCGTCCTCACCGCAGATGAGGAGGGAGATCTCCTTGTCGATGTACTCGATGAGGTTCATGAAGATGTCCGCTGAGCCCGATGGGTTCAGGAACTCCAGCTCGTAACCCTCGGGGAGAATCATCGCCGTTTCCTGACTCAGGTTCGACAGGTGATCATAGAGGGTGTCGATTTCAACGTTTGAGGCCGATAGTGGGGCTTTGGCGATCGCCGTCGGTGTGGCGTATCGGTCACCGTACAGCACGTAAGATTCAATAGCGCGGCGACGGAACTTAACAATCGGATACAAGATCCTACCGAGGCCTGTTCCATACGGATCACCAGTATGCGAGAGCCAGTAACGCTGGATGATGAATTTCCGCGCTGGCAATTCAATACCCTCAAACATGCGGTTGAAGGTCAACACACGCATGGTGAATCCGGTGTCGGCATTCTCCGACTCCTGGAACACGAAGCGGCGCTGGTCACGGATGCGGACGTCGAACGGGATGATGCCCTGCTTCGTCTTCTTCCACATCACCTCACCCACGGAGAAACCGCAGACGAGAGCTTCACCGAGACCCTTGTAGAGATCATCGACGTCGAGTGAGGATAGAGCCTCCTCAACGTAATCCTTCACGGCGAGATCACCAGGCTTCTCTGATGCTGGGGTCAGCAACCAATCACGTGCCGTGATCTCCTGCATCAGTTTCATGAACGACGCCTGGACCGACGAGTCCCACAGCAGTCGTTTGTAGATGACGAGGGCGCGATTGCCACCTTTCTGGATAATGAGGTCGTCGTCGGGACGGACGATGGTGTTGCCCTGTCCCGTGAATGGGGACGAACTCCCGAACATGTAGATGCTCGAGAGATTGTACGGGTCAGTGGTATATTTTG